GTCACCCATAGCAACAAGGCGTGTGCCAGTGGTGTTTGCATATAGCGACTGATAACCAACAGCCGCATTAGCCGCACCAGTGGTGTTTGCATAAAGGGACTGATACCCCACAGCCGTGTTGTTGGATGCGGTGGTGTTTGACCGCAAAGCCGAATCACCTACCGCAACATTAGTTATCCCAGTGGTATTTGAATAAAGTGCGTCATAACCTACGGCAGTATTGATGTTACCGCTGGTGTTTGAATACAGCGACTGTGAACCTACAGCAGAGTTCCTGTAGCCAGTAGTTGTAGAAAACAGACTGGTGTTACCAACAGCCACATTATGTGTTACTGCGCTGTCAGTTCTGTTGTGTGAATACAAAGACTGATAACCTACCGCTGTGTTGTTGGATGCGGTGGTGTTGTTGCGAAGTGAATTAACACCCATAGAAACATTGTAATTACCAGTGGTGTTTGAGTTCAAAGCACCGTAACCAGTAGCAACATTTTGTGCGCCAGTAGTGTTAGCTTGTAAAGCCCCTGTGCCAAAACCACTATTGTAACCACCTGTAGTATTTGCGAAGAGTGCCTGATAACCAAAGGCATCAAGAGTTGTGCCAGTCGTATTACTATACCCAGCCTGATAACCCACAGCAGTATTGTTAGATGCGGTGGTGTTGAGATATAGGCTTTGATAACCAAAAGCTGTGTTGTTGGATGCAGTAGTGTTTGATGTCAAAGCACCAAAGCCACTTGCTGTGTTATAGTTTCCAGTGGTATTTGCGTTTAACGCATGATACCCAACAGCAACAAGTCGTGTGCCAGTGGTGTTTGCGTACAGTGACTGATAACCCACTGCCGTGTTGTTGGATGCGGTGGTGTTAGATTGTAAAGCACTAGCACCAAATGCGGAGTTGTAACTTCCAGAACTAGTAGTAGCACCAGCGGCACGGCCTGAAAACGCATTGAACTGACCAGTAGTTAAACTTTCACCGGAGCCAGCACCCACTGCTGTATTATTGCCACCGCTAGTTAAGGCAGTTAATGCTTGATGCCCTATGGCTGTATTAAAGTTTGCACTCGTTAAACTGTCTAACGCAGTATCACCCAACGCCACGTTGCCTGTGTTAGTCGGATAATTGCCGTCCAGTTTAATTGTGCCGCCGTCTACTGATACGTTGCCAGCAACAGTGAGGCCGTCTGTGACTGCCGTGCCTGTGACATCAATGCCGCCAGAGGTGGTGGCGAGTTTTTTGCTACTGTCGTAATAAAGTTCAACAGCACCATCCGCAATAAACTTTGCCATATATTCAGACAAATCACCTTTTTGTATATTTACGTTAGTTGTTCCTGCAATTTGTAAGTTACCCGTTCCAGAATCAACAATGTAAGAGTTAGAGGCATCATGATAAATCTGAAGGTCAGACCCTGCACCGAAGATGGCCTTGTCGTTGTCGCCGAAGGTCATATTCCCCGTAGAAACGAACGCCGTACCCGTAATTTGCCCGGCAGAAAAATTGCCACTTGCATCACGGGCTACAATGGTGCTTGCCGTGTTTGCAGAGGTGGCATTGGATGTGACTGTGAATGTTGCGCCTTCGCTAGAAGCAGACCCAGAGAGACCTACACCGCTAACTGCGCCAGTAGCAATATAGTTGCCTGTTGTGTCTGTTCCTAATGCAACTGAATCTGCTGCAACAGAATTAGCCGTTGTCGCAGTTGTAGCCGTAGTAGCATTACCTGACAAATTAGCAGTAATTGTACCTGCAGAAAAATTGCCACTTGCGTCACGAGCAACGATTGTACTTGCTGTATTTGCGTCTGTAGCATTAGAGGTTACTGTAAATGTTGCGCCTTCAGCACTGGCTGAACCAGAAAGACCTACACCGCTTACTCCAGCAGTAGCGACATAGTTACCTGTAGTCTTTGTACCAAGTGTTACCGCATTATCAGCAATACCGCCTGTACCAATCTGCGGACCTTCACCTGTTGTGCCATCGTGACTATGACCAGTTGTTGCGTTAAACGCTGCCTGAATTGCATCAAACTCGCCGTCAAGGTCAGAGGCATTGATTACGTTCCCGTCTGCGATATTGTTGGCGGTATCATTTCTTACATAACCCGTTCCCATACCTATCTCCTAGCATTAGTCATAAACTGCAATGTAGCAGCATCAATAGTAAATACAGCGTCTGTGTTTGTTCCTGTGGTTTCGTATAAGATTGACACTGTAAATCCTGAACCTATTGTTTGTACGTCATAGATTGCTTTTTGTTTTACACCAAAGAGTGATGTACCATAAATACCAGAGCCGTATGTAATAGATGCGGCTGCATCACTTGACAACACAGAGTCTGGTTGTACTGAACCGGGCTGGTCAAAGTCAAACTTGAGTGAGAACTCAAGGTCAAAGTCACCATTTACGTCCAGATAAGTTGTCCCTTTATATATTGTTTTACGGATATTGGGGTCGCCCAAAGGAACAAACGGTGTGGCAAATGTTGCCGGAATATCTGTTCCATCAAATGTATTGCCCTGCTCCATCTGATATACATATCCATCTGCATTAGCAAAGTAGATACGTTCTGCAAATCCATCATACTCACTGTATGTTACAAATGCGTTGATGCCTCGCATATCGTTGAAGGCTATACCTTCTTGCAACTGTGTAGCACCAATACCTTTGCCAGAGTCATTAGTATAACTGGTGTTGTAACCAAACAAACGATACTGACTTTTCTCACGAATAACTGTGCTTGCGAAACCATTAGGGCTACTTGTAATTAGGTCAAGTATCTCAACCTGAATGGTCTTTGATACAGCAGCAAGGCTAAAGTCACCGATGCGGTCTGTTGCAGAAAAGAGGCGCAGTCCATCAGGACCAAGGAATATAATGTCACCGCCAATTTCCTGAATGGTATCTGCAGCCACACAACCCAAGTCACGGGATACTGGCTGCAATACAAAGTCCGATACACTATTACCGTTTAGTACATTAATGCTGTTTTCACTGAAGATAATTAGTTGTTCACGGAAAACAATCAGTCCTGTAATTGTATCTGCAACATTAATTATACCACCACCGTTAGCAATTGTAAAGTCATCATCTTCATATGGAGCAGAAAAAATTATCTTTTTTCCATTGCCAAGTACGATGTGGTTTTTAAAGTTGACAATAAAACTTGAACCAGATGTATCTGCAGACAGTGATGTCAGTTGTTCAAATGTAGTACCGTCAAATCTGTATGGCTTACCTGTGCCATCTACCAGCATCAGTTTTTCTGTACCATCAAAGTCGTATTTCAAAAAACGTACTTTGCCAGAACCACCGATGGTAACACCTGCGCTACTGTATGTAGCATTGTCACTTACTTGTGTCCAACCAGAACCAGTTGAGAAGAACAAGTCATCACCACGGCAAGCAAATACTTTATCATCGTATCTGTGTACTCCACGAACAACACCTGTATTAGACAGGGCGTTAGTGTCAAACTTCTCAAACCCTTCAATACGTGTGTATCCACCAAAGATTGAAGGCTCAAAGTTACGCAGAATACGTGCTGAACCCGGTGCTTGAAAACCCTGCTGATATGGAGACAGGTTTGTAATCAAGCCACCCTTAAATTCAAATGAATGGGTCTGCCATGCATCAGCCATTAGATGGGCAACCTCGCATAGCCCATTCGTCCACCGCCACCAGTGTTCTGTGGAATCATGTATGAACGTACATAGTAAGTGCGGTTAATCAACATAGAACGCATATTCTTAATGCCTTCTTGGTATTTCTCTTTAGCAACTAAAGCATCCTGTGTGTTACCACGAAACAAATATGCGTAGTGCATAGCACCATCTACAACCACATGCTTAAATCTTTCAGGTACAGCAGGAACATCGTCGTACAGTTCCAAGTCTACAGGTACACGATAATACTCATAGACTACTGTATATGCCGCATCAGGCTCTGGTGTTACAATATACTCAAGTGCAGGACCATGCGCCACCAACTGTGGTACACCTTGCCGTCCTGTGCTATTATACTCTTGGTCAACATACTTATCCAGATACTCTTCGTATGTGATGATACCAAGTCGCGTGGTAGCATTACCAAGTGTGCTATCTTCCTTGATACGGAAACTGTCAAA